TCTCCTAAGCCGGGGTCAGAAGGGGCGCACGAGCGCCCCCCTCATTCCCCGTTGGTAAATTATCCGCCCGAAGACCCGTAGATGCCCCACCAGTGTGTGAAGCCCCACGAGGCTCTGAGACGGACGTAGTACCGGGCGTTACCGGTTTGCGGATCGTCAAACGCTCTAAAAGTGGGCCTGATCCGCCAGAACCACTTCAGGAAATGGTCAGCCGGACGGGACATGATCCACCAAGCGTCGTCGTCGACCAGGTAGTGAAGAATGCTCTTCTCCAGGTTCCAGTCGCGCAACGAGTTGATGTCGTTGTCCGTACTCCCCGGGAGTTGTGTCGACCCGAGCGTCCGGGTGATAATATCGCGCTGTGCAGGACCGCTCACGACATACTTGGGCTTCATCAGCACAGGCAGTCCGCGGTCGTTGGTCCACGTCTCCCAGGTCAGCAAAGCTGCTTGGAGCGCGATCGGGTCGAAGTCGACATCTACAGCGGGTTTGTTTGCAACCATGCCACCCGCAACCATTTGCGGATGATTCACGGAGCATAGAGCCGCACCGTCGACGCCAGCATAGGCGCTGTTGAAAGAGTTGTTGAGAACTGTGGACCCGAAAATGTCTGTCGTCTGCTTGACCGCCGTGGCCAAACATTTGGAGGCTTGAGGAATCTTGTTGTAGAGCTCGTCCTCCATGAGCTCCTCGGTCACTTCATAACCGAGTGCATACGTGTCATGAACGTATTCGCGCTTGTCGCTCATTTTCATGACATCGTAGTACGGTTGTGTACCTTCAGTCTTCTTTTGCAGAAGGCCGAACCCGGCGATGATCAGGTCCTCTTCCTTGGACTTGGAGCTGGAATCGATGTTCAGGAAACGGTCGTACTCTGAGGGGTACTCGTTGAACGCCAAGAGGTAGGCCTGATTTAGCCCGGGGTACAGTAAATGCGAAAAACCGGCTCTTGCCATTGGTCCGGGCATTTACGCGAACTCCCTAACCGTCGGGATAACCGTGACTAGCACGACGCCGCTCACGGTCCCGATCGGATCCTTGAACTGTTGGACTTTGACTCTCGTGTTGACCACTTCCGTCTTGTCAACGAGCCACTTGTGATTGGAAGCTACCAGCCCGTAAAGCGTCCGAAGATCTGTGTCCTCGATCAGGTTGGCACCGGGGTCTGAGTGGTACACGCACATTTCGATGAACGTGGCCTCGGTAAAGACTAGAACCGGAACCTGGTAGTCACCAGCGCCGGCATCGTGCCCGTCTTCCATGACTAGGCCCAGAATAGAGGCGGGGTCAGCCCCGCACTCCTCGATGTAACCAGCGTTAGTGAAAACGAGGTCCCCAGCTTCGAACGTTTGACTCGCTGCTTCAGGGAAGTGCTCGATCACAGGAGAGGTGGTGTACAGCATCTTGCCGTACGCCGCTTTAAATGTTGCCACTTATACCTTCTCCTTCTTACCATCCTTCTCTACGAAGGCGGTAAATTCTTTGTGTGAAGAGCCTAGAGAGCGCTTCACCTTCTCACCCTCTGCGAGAAAACCTTGCTCAATCGCTTGCAGTCTCCGTTCCTGGCGCTTGTCTTTCTCCCCTTGGATCTCTTCAGCGCGTTTCTCAGAGATTCTTGCAAGAGCAAGGCCTCCCACACGGACGAGGCCCGCACTATCTGTTTCACCCGCGAGGATTGTCCCTTGAACTTCGGGGTCCTTCGAGTTGACCAGTTCGTAACCTGCGAACTTCTTTTGGGCCATGTTGGCTGGGTCTAACCGGACTAAGCGATAGCGCTTACCGGGTTGCTTCTTGATTGCTTGTGCTACAGTATCGATGATGTTCACTGTTTGCCTCCGATGACGGGTTCGCTGAACTTGCGGTAGGCATCTTCAGTCATACCCATCGCCTTCATGATTTTGAGCTGCTCATCGTCCAGCGGCTCTTTAGCCGGAATGGTCGGCGTCAAAGAAGCCCCCGGAGTCGGCGGCATGGCTGCCCCCCTTCGGCCAGGCTCAATCTTCTCAGCCTTAGCCATCCGGTATGCGAAACCCCAGCCGTACTTTGGGTCGAACCGAGCCTTGCCTGGCATCTGGTTCCAAATCTCGATCGCACGAGCTTCGAAGTCGTCCCAGTCCGGATAGATTTCCTTGGCCATGTCCAACTGGGTTTGTGCAACCATTTGCAGGACGGGCTTCATAGCTTCGCCAACGATGGACGCTATCGCCTCGGCCTGAGGCTTTTCAAAAGCCGGTGCGGCGTCCTCAGGAACCTCAGTCTTAGTCCCGCCGGGGCCAGCTGAGAGGCTCAGAGCGTAGTCACGCCACTGCGCCGTTTCCTGCGTTGCTCTGGTCATCAGCTTGGCAGCCTCCATTTGGCTGTTTAGAATGTCCTTAGCGGTCTTGCCCCGGAACTGTTCCGGGACTTCCTCCCCTTCTAACGGGGTGTTAAACGGGCTCGGAGTCGGGGTCGGCGCAAGCGCCGATTGTCCCGGACTCGGTACTGGAGCCGCCGGCGTAACCGGTTTTGGCTCATCTAGCATGTTACTTCTCCTGGTCCTTAAGATATTCTAAGAGGTCGTCAGGGCCTCCTAAGTACGTGTTAATCAGTAAGACCTCCACCCTCGCCTTCTCCACCTCCGCCAACGGGCAGCTCAGGAGCTTGAGTTGGAGGTACTCCCGGCGCCCCAACATTGCCCGCTGGATTTCCTCCCAAACCGGTGAGGTCTTGAAGTCCTCCAATTGTTCCTTGGAAATCTTGAGTTGGTCCTGCATTCGCTTCTCCTATTAGCGGCGTAAGAACGTCCGAATATACCTCCGGAGCCAGTTCGCCGAAAGCTCCAAGGACTTGTTTGAACTTTGTCTGAGCTCCTCTTGCCATGTTCTTGAGGCACTCTTGAATCTGTGGGTTGGGCGTTGCTTGAACTATCTGCTGAATAAGCATGACCAGCTGAGAGTAGTACTGGCCCATGAGCTGAGCTGTCGTAAGAGCTGCTTGTCGTTCTACATCCTTGTTATATATGGACGAGCTAATGTTACAAACCAGTTTAAGATATGCCTGCGGGGGCTGGGCAGGCATACGAAGCCAAGCTTCGACCCAAGCTCCCTGCTTCCCCATTGTCATGTAGGCAAGCTTCTTCTGCGCCAGCATGTGGGACGTCTTCACCGTAAACATACCCATGTCATCTAGCGCGTCGCGAATATCGTGAATAGTTAAGTCGTAGCGACGTTGACCCTCTTGTATAAGAGCCATCGTCCCAGTCGCTGTCGCTTTCGTTCCAACGATCGGGCTTTCGCGACCGAGGCCGTAGTCACTGACCCCTACTCGACGTTCTGCAAGGTCCTGCGCTAGCCGTAAGAACGCTGGGTTGAGGTTGTACGGCTGTCCCATCTGCATCGCTTGCAGGTCCTTATCGGGATCGTCCAGGAGGAAGAGTTTGCCAGGATAGAGTTTCGTGTCTGAACGAAGGCCGCGACCTTTGATACCCTTGAACACCTGCATCGTCGCAATCTTGAAGTTATCGACCAGCGTGTTGTACAAGCCGTACAGAGCAGCTTCGTACGGAATAGTCATCTCCATGACCCCAAGACCACAGAGCCCTTGGTCACGAGGACCGTAACGGAACAGTTGCAAAGGCCAACTCGGGTAAGTGTCCTCTTCTAAGCGAAGAACAGTCTTTGTAGGTACATGAATAGCTGCTACGTAGCGCTGCAGGTTGCCGTCACCTTTCCGGTCCCACTTGAACCACACTTCGCGTCCTTGAATACGCTTCGGAATGCCTTCCTCGGCCGCGCGTTGCCTAGCTTGTTCAGTCGCTTCCGGCAGCTGCGCCTCTTCCTCGAACAGCTTATCGTCGAACTCATACAAGCCACGCGCACGCTCATACCGAAGCATCAGCGGTGTCCAGTACATGATACGGGCCCACCAAGGTATGTCCTCCAACTCGCTATAGCCACCAGGGTAGATAAAGTCGCGGATAGGAATGTATTTAGCAACGATGCCATCCGTCTCAAAGAACTCTACCTGATGCTGTAAGAAGAGGCGTTTGACCTCGTAAGTACTGACCTTACGAACCCATGGTGTGAGAAGCACGCCAGTACCAAGCCGGACCGTCTCAAACAGCGTTTTGCGGAGCTCTTTGTAAAGGCGCATTTCTGTCCGGACTTTGTACTCGAGCCAATTCTCGACTGCTGTAGATACTTCTCGCCACGGACCACCCGAGGTCGGCTCTAGCTTCCACGTGGGCTTGTACGCCATGAGCGTGTTCTGGAGCCGGGCGCTGATTGCGTCTGTGAACGTAGCTCCGAGCAAGATGGGGAAGTTAGACATCCACGGTTCGAGTCGGGGTTGGACCTTTCCGTAGTAGATAGCGTTAAGCTCCTCGTGCTTTCGCTGCAGGGGGAAGAGGACGTCTCTTTCAGCGTCCCGTAGTTCGCAGTCGAGGTAGTCGAAGAGCTTCTTCTTCTCTGTGTTGCCTAGCTTAACTAGTT